AAGGATCGGAATTGGCGTCCGACTGGCGGCTGGTCGCGTAAGTCCTTGAATTTTCTTGTATTAATTCGATCTTGTAGCGAATTGAGCCTATTTTGCGCTTGGCAATGCTCCTTATAAATCAACAACTTAGCTGAGAGTTGCGCCGCAATTCCCGTCTGAGTTGGCGTGAAAACCGCCACGAGCCGCCACGAATTGGCGGCTGAGCCGCAATCGAATTACCGAAATAGCCGTCCGACTGAGATACATTCCGGCGCATGGCAAAACCTCGACAGAAGCCTTCCGGGAAATGGGAAATCGCGCTGCGGCATCCGGACCTTCCAGGCGGCCGTCGATACCAGACCTTCGACACTGAGGCCGACGCGCTGGCCTATGCCGAGCAGTGGCGAGTGATGAAGCAGGCCGGCCTGCAGCCGCCGGCCGAGATGTTCGAGGTGCCTGACACGTCGCCGATCTTGGCGGTGGTCGTGCGAGCCTGGGCCAACAGCGGACATGCGGCGCCGTCGCAGAGTTCCGCCCTGGGCTCGCTGATCTCCGAGGTCGGGCCCGTGAAGCTCTCCGCAGCCACCTATGCGTGGCTGGAGGCGTACATCGGGCGGCTGAAGGTGCAGAACAACCTGGCGCCGAACTCGATCCGTCACCGCGTGCAGGCCCTGGGCCGCGCCATCGACGAGTGGGCGCGCAAGAACCCGACCGTGGCCGTGGCCAACCCCGTTCGCCTGCTGCCCAAGGGCTACAGCACCTACAACGCGAACGACCGCCGCATCATCGCCACCACTGACGGCAAGAAGAAGGTCAAGGAAGATGTGCAGCGCGACCGCCGCCTGCACGCCGGCGAGCAGGAGCGCATCGTGCAGGCGCTGTCCGGCTTCCAGCGCGAGGACCGCTCGCGCGCGCTGCCGCTGCTGGGCGGCAATGCACTGCTGACCATGTTCCTGCTGATCGTCTATTCCGGCCTGCGGCTGCGCGAGGCGTACATGCTGACGCGCGGCCAGGTGGATTTGGGCGAGAAGGTGATGCGCGTGCAGAGCACCAAGCAGTGGCGCGGCAAGGTGAAGTTCCGCGACGTGCCGATGCGGCCCGAGGTTCACCAGGCGCTGACGACCTACCTGTCGACGCGCAGCATGCTGCCCAGCGCGCGGCTCTTCCCGTTTATGGACGAGGAGCCCGACCTTCCGCTGAAGAAGGTCTCGCAGCGACTGTCGGCGCGCTACAGGAACGCTTTCGAGTACGCCAAGTGCGTCGATCTGAGAGAGCACGACCTGCGCCACGAGGCGACCTGCCGCTGGCTCGAACTGCGTGACGCGACCGGGAACTGGATGTTCCGCCTCGAGGAGGTCAATCGCATCATGGGATGGGCAGCTGGCTCGACCATGGCCCAGCGATACGCCAGCTTCCGCGGCAGCGACCTCGCTGCGCGGCTGTGGGCTACTGCTGGCGAATCGGGGTCGGCAGGGCCGGCGCAGGGCGGCGGCGGGCACGCGGGCTGATCTCGCGCACGTTGGCGCCTGGCTGACGCTTGGAACGCCGCTCCTGGGCCTCGCTGCGGGCCTTCTCCGCGAGGTAGGCCAGCAAGTCGCCGCGGATGAACAACCAGCCGCGGCCAAGCTTCAGGCCCGGGATCTCCCCGGCGCGCGCAAGCTCCTCGACCTGGTCGGTCGTGCAGTGCAGCAGCTCGGCGCACTGATCGGCGTCGATGGTCTCTGTCACCTCCTACACCCCCCAGAAGACCCGCACAAGGCGGAGACAAACCAAGCCACGCCGCAAACGCAAGCAGCAATCGCCACAATCCCGAAGAGAAATAGAGCGGGCTCGCTGAAGGTCATGCAGCCTCGGTGATGGTTTCGACGTGGTCGACGATGGCGGCGCAGATGGCCAGGAAGTCGTCGGCCGCGTACAGCACGGCGGCGCGCTCTTTGCCGACCGGCTCGAAGCCGAGGGCGCGCAGGGCGTCGACGCTGAGCGACAGGGGCGCCAGGCGCTCGTTGATCTGGCCGAGCTTCAGGGTGCTGGCCGGGGCTTCGGCCTTGGCTGCAGGGGTGGGCGCGGCCACGGGAGCCGGCGCCGGCGCGGCGGCCTGGGCAACGGCGGCGCGCGCGGTCTCCTCGGCGGTCTTGCGCTTGGCCTCGGCTGCCTCGAACTCGGTGACGCGCTGGGCGATGACGGCGGCCAGGTCGTCGGCGGCCTTCAGCACCAGCTGGCGCGCGTCCGGGAACAGCGGCGCGTACTGCGGACGGGCCTCCAGCGCGACCAGGTTCGCACGGATCTTGTCGGCCGTGGCGCTGGCCTCGATCTTGGCGTTGGCCAGGGCCGTCGATACGGCGTCGCGCATGCTGTCCAGGTTCTTCTTGCCCTTGATGGCGCCACCGAAGTCCACGGGCTGGGCCGGCATCCAGGGGCGGCCGAGCGACTCGTTCAGGGCGTTCAGATGGTCGCGCAGGCCGTTGACGCCCTCGGCGACGATCTCGCCTCGGATTGCCTCCTTGCGGGCTTTGACGAGCTTGTCCAGATCCAGGCGGACGCGGCGCGCCTCGGCGCCGATGTCGTCGATCGTGCGGAACAGGGCGTCGATGCTCTCGGTCTGGCTCAGCGCGTGTTGCTTGGCGGCTGCCAGGCGGTCTTCCACGTCGCCGCACCACTTCACTGCCTTCTCGGCGTCGGCGAAGTCCTGGTCGGTCTTTAAGTCGCGGTTGATGGATTCGAAGACGGCGAGGGCATGCTCCTTGAAGGGCGCCAGGTTGCTGGCCGTGACGGCGCCGGTGACTTCAATGCGCAGGGCCGGGAGAGCTTCGATCGAGCGGCCGGTGACGACCTCGACGGCCTCGGGCGCCTGGTAGGCGGCGAGGTCCGCTTCCAGTTGAGCCCAGCCGGCGGCGATCCTGGCGCGCAGGTCCGGCGAACTGGCATACCAGCAGTGCTTTGATTCGACGCAGGTGTTGCCATTCCAGCGCGTCGCCATGAACAGAACGCGCTCGGCGCCGCTCACCATCGTCTGCTGCTCCATCTGCACCTGGTAGTGCATAGGGAGGTGGTAGCCGTTGCCTTGGTCCCAGTCGTAGCAAAGGCTGTCGTTCAGCGTCTTGTGCTCGAACGCGGTGTCCTCGGCGATCGTCAGTCCGTCGAAGGAGGCGGACAGCTTGCCCTCGGTGCCAGTGACGGCGTACAGGTCCTCTCCGATGATCTCCTCGGCCAGCGGCCGGGCGAGTGCCTCGAAGCGGTGCCCGTCATCGAAGCGGCGCTGCGTGGCCGCGTCAACCTCGGCCGCCAGCCCGGTCTTCAGACGCTGGATCAGCTGCGTCCGGGTCTCGTAGGGCGAGCAGCCCATCATGGCCGGCGCGTCGCTGGCGTTGAAGAACTGGGTGCGGTGAGCGTGCCAGGCCGGCGTGCCTTGGATGAGGTCGTGCGTCTTCATTGCGCTGCGCCCTCCGCAACGACGGTCGCTCGGATCATGGCCAGCTGCTCTTCGGTGAGCGCGCCCTTCGTCGAGACGGTCGCGATGACCTGGTCGGCCGTCTTCTTGCCCGACTCGATCAGCGATCGCCAGGTCGGCAGATTCTTCTGGAATGCTTCGTCGGAGTAGACGGGCAGGCCTTGCGGCGCGGCCGGCGCGTCGTTCTCATGGCGCGCCAGGTGGTCACGCAGCGCGTCGTCCATGTCCTCCAGGTCCTGCGAGAAGCAGTCGCTGGCGGCCGTGACGTTCAGGACCATGGCCATCTTCGCCCGCTTGTTCGCCATCTTCAGGACGGTGTTGGCGATGTCGGCTGGCTCAGTGCGGATCTGCTCGACCTTGTACGTGCTGCCGCCCTTGCCGCGGGCGTGCTTGACGCGGCGCATGTTCGCCGGCGTCTCCTCGAACTCTTCCTTGCAGACGGCCTTGCGCCACTTGTACTTTTCTTCGCCGCTGGAGGCTTCGCCCAAGCCGGAGCCGAGCACGGAGCCGGTCATCTGGTGCTCGCCGACGCAGGTCACGCGGTAGCGCACCACGTCAGAGGTCGACAGGTCCTCGACGACGTACTTGTCGGCGATGCGGAACACCATGCACAGCACCTCGGCGCCGGCCTTCAGGAGCGTGGGCTTGTCGCCGGCGCCCGGGATCTTCCCGTAGTGAACCTCGGGCTTCATCACGGCGCGCATGACTTCCTGCACGGTCGAGACGTGGGCAATGATGTCGGCGACGGCCATGCGGCCCGAGGACTGGGCATGCGCCAGCGCGGTTGCTTCGTGTTTGACGATTGCGTTCATAGTTCCTCAGTGGAAGAAGTAGGAGAAGACGGAGTAGCCCAGGCAGCCGCCCAGGGTCGAGAAGAGGGCGACGCAGACGACCATCAGGCAGTCCTCGTCGTGCGGCAGGGGGAAGTCATCGAGTTCCATGGCCAGCCTTTCAGCACCAGCGAACGAATGCGCCGGCAATGCGTTGGAGGAGGGGCAGCGGCTTCGCGGTGCGCGGCTCCAGCAGCGCGGCCTGCAGGTGCTCGGCGTCCACACCCAGTACGGGTTTGGCCGGCGCGATGGCGCCACCGATCACGATGCCGCGGCACGTCTTCAAACCGTTCTCCACGCGGCGCGGCTCCCAGTACATCTCGGGCAACGTGACGCCCATTTCTCGGGCGATCGCGTCGTTGCGCAGGGCAGCGAAAGTGCTCGGGCTGGCCATCACTCCACTCCCATCTCGCGCCGAGCGCGCTGGTTGATGAACTGGCGGTGGGCTTGGGTGGCCGCAGCCTTCATGCGCTGACCGCGGCTCAGGAAGTCCTGCACACGAAGGTGGAAGTGCGCCGCCTCCTGCTGATAGGCGGCCGCCGGGCAGATGCTGTGCAGCTCGCCGAGCTCGACCCAGGTGCGGGGGATCATTGCGAGCACTCCGGGGCGACCTTGTCGAGGGCCAAGGCGATGCGCTCGACCAGGCGCAGCGAATACGCTTGCTTCGGGTGAGCGCCGCCGACAACGTCCATGTCGGTGTCGGGATGCCACTCCGCCGCACTCCAGTCGGCGAACACCACCGACTCTTCGTAGGCAACACGGCGGGCGGTGTCATCGAACAGGTCGCGCTTCGGGATCACACTGCGAGACAGGCCGGTGATCACCGGGGTCTTGCCCAGAGCCTTCACGCGCTGAACCATGGAGCGCAGGGACTCGGCGTAGGCATTGGCACTCGGAGCCATGCCGGTGTCATTCACGCCGTACTGCAGGACCACGATCCGCCCGGGCGGGTTGTCGTTCAGGAAGGCGGGCAGACGCACAGTTGCCGAGTCGCCGTTGAGCGAGTAGTCGGTAACGTCGTACTTGGGGCGCAGGCGCTTCAGGGCAGCGGCAGGCGGCTCTTCCAGGCGCATGACCACCGAACCACCGTTCGCATAGCCACCCCAGAGGATCGAATCGCCGTAGAGGCTGACCGAGCAGACGGGGCGCGGTGCTTCTGGCTTGGCCGACTCTGCGTCAGAGCCGCCGCCACCACCGCAAGCGGCGAGCGCCACAAGAGCAGCTGCTGCGAATGCGTATCGAGCCATGTGATCTCCTCAAGTTGCCCGCGATTCGTTGCGGGTTGTAGAGACTGTACCGAGTTCGGTATTCTGTGGCAACCGATTTCGGTATGAGATGGTGATGAATTCTTTTGTGTGCGACCGAAAGCGGTATTAGTCAGCGTCTATCGGAGGAAGCGAGCGGGCAAGAAAAAGCCGCCCGAAGGCGGCTTTTGCTAAATGGCGGCGAAGGCCTAGAACTGGATGGAGGTCACGGGCGCGTTTCCATCGCCAGTGCGAGTTTCTGTGTAGACGTAGATTCTTCGTTCGCGCCAGACGTACTGAACGCGGGTGCCCCAACTGCCTTGCGTGACGTTTTGGTCGCTCGGCGCCCCGAGCACCGCCAGCGCGCCGCAAGTTGTCATACCGATCTCGGGGCGCTTGCCCGTGACTGCGCCCAGGTCCTGTCCATTGATGTACTTGCCGCTATTGAGAAACTCCTGCAGCGCCCACATGCGTCGGCTCTTTGACTTCTTCCGCGCTTCGGCGCCCCACGCGATGCAGTTATCCCACCATTTAGCCTTTTCGATCTTCGCTACGAGTTCCTTGTCGCCCTTGACGCTCGATGCCTGGAAGCCTTTCCATGACGAGGGAACGTCCTGCGCAAAGGCGGCGGCGCCTGCCAGTGCCAAGCAGAGCGCGGCCGTGAGCCTCACTGTGGCTTCGGCCCGTAGGGGTTGTGCGTCGCTGTTGGTGGCTCCCAGCGCGTGCCATATGGGCAGCCGCCATCCTTGCCAGCCGCCCACTCGGGTACGGCCGCTGAGATCTTCGGCATGTCCGCGCGCCTGGTTGTCTCGACGAGTGATCCTGTTGGCGTCGGCACGATCTTGAACTTCGCGTGGTCGATGCGATAGTAGGCATCCGCGATGGCCGCGACGTTGAGTTCGCCCTCCTTGGCCTCGGGGTAGTAGTTCGACTCGATGACGACGCCACCGATCGGGAAGCACTCCCGCAAGGCTCCGAGCATGTTGCGATAGGTGCGCTCGCTGCTGAGCGTTGAGGAGTAGGTGCTGGTGGCTGAATTGCTCTTGTCCAAAGGACTGGCACAGCCGGCCAGAAGGGCAACAGCCGTAACGGCGGCTAGGTACTTTGTCATTGGTCCCTTCCTGCTATCGAGTCTCATCCGGTTCACGCCCGTGCACTAGGCCCGCCAACTGGTCAGACAGGAAGGCTACCATCCCGCGCGCAAAAGTTGGGTTCGTGTAGCAGTGGCCGGCGACGTTCGTGATGTAGCGCATCTTCTTGAGCGTGCAGGCGAAGGCGATCCCGGTTATCTCGCCCTGCTTGGCGAGATCCAGCATCGTCTCAAGCGCTTCGACGACGTCATGGCTGATGTTGTCGGGGATGAGGCGGTACGGCATCTCATTTCGCCTTTTTTCCCTTGGCCGGCGTGACCTTCTTCCCTGGGTGGAAGACTTCCGGGCGCCCGTGTTTGGCCACGAACTTGGCTGCGGTGGACTCCGAGAGTTCGTCCCCGAACCCCGTGTCCGGGGCGTCGGGGTGGTGGGGTGCTGGCTTGATGAAGGCGCCAACCCGGTCGTCGGCGGCCGGCGCGGGCGCCCCGAGCTTCTTCATGACTGCCTGGCGCTTGGAAGCTGAGACCAGAACGTCGAGTGCCGCCTGAACCGCCCCAGCATCCAGGGCGAAGAACTGTGCAGGCGTCAGGGTGTTCCCAAACGGCCATGACTCGCGCGAGTCGGCAGGCGTGACCAGGTCATAGACCGAGCACCCGAAGAAATCGGCGAACTTTTGGAGGGTCTCAAGGCGCAGGCCGCGTGAGCCCACCTTCGCCGACTGGATGGCTCCAGAGCCGATCGTGTATCCCTTGTCGGCCATCTCTTGGCGCAGCGCGGCCACGCTGCGGCCTCCCATCAGTGCAGAGAAGTTCGCGGCGAGGGTCGGGTCAACGTCTGAGTCGTCCAGATCGGCCATGAAGTCCAGTATTGAGGACTTGCATTCCGTAAACGGTATGGCACAATGAACCGAAATCGGTACAGCAAGGGCATCAAACATGGCCGCACCTCACATCGAGTCCGTGAAGGACTACCTCCACAGAAAGCTCAAGGAAGCGGGCGCGGCCCGGTTCGATGCGATCGCTGCCGAGACCGGCGTCGCGGTGAGCTTCATCCGAAAGTTCGTCTACGGCTCCCGCGACAACCCGCGGATCGAAACCGTTCAGCCACTGCTGAGCCTCTTCGCGGCGGTGGAGCGGGGCGAGCGCGAACTCCCTGAGCCCGAAGCCAAGGCTGCCGCCTGAGGTCACCCCATGGGCCCGCTCTCTCCCCTGATCGTGATCTTCGTCGGCTTCGTGGCCGCGCTGTGGTGCGTGCTGGAGCGAGCCCCCTTTCCCTTCTTCATCTGCTGCCTGTGCATCGCCGTAGGCGTGCACGAGCTCGTCGCCTCGCTCCGACACGAGGAAGAGCAGGGCGACGCCGAGCAGGACTGGATCTGATTGTTGTTGTTCCATGACGTGACTGTGCCGGTCAAGTTCCCAGCGCGCCACGTCCAATTCCTGGAGACCCGGACATGAATTCTCTCGATGCACTGCGCAAGATGGTCGACCACTACCCCGGCGGTCGTGCCGCGGTAGCGGTCCGCCTCGGCAAGACCGATGAGGTCCTGCGCAAGGAACTGTCTGGCGCCCAGTCCCACAAGCTGGGCCTGAACGACGCCACCACGATCGCCGAGATGTGCGCAGAGGCTCGCAGCGAGCACGCCAGCGCCCTGGCCAACGGCTTCGCTGCGCTGACCGGTGCCTTCGTCGCCCTGCCGGTGCGCGAGATGACGGTCCACAAGCAGGACCTCCGCGAGGACGCAGCCTCCCTGCTGAAGGAGGGCACGGACGTCCTGCAGGTCCTGACCATGGCCCTGGCCGACGAGACGATCAGCGACAACGAGCTCACCAAGATCGAGCGCGAGGTCGCCGACGTGTTTGAGCGGCTGCAGTCCCTGCTGCGCGGCGTGAAGGCCAACAACGCGGCAAGCAAGCCGTCGCTGAGGGTGGCGTGATGCTGAGCCGCAGCCTCTCCAGGGCCGGGAAGGAGTACGGCCAGCAATTGACCCTCGATGCTCATGTCGAGTGGAAGCACCACGTCATGGTGGAACTGCGCGCCTGGATCGACAAGCGCAAGGCCCAGGGCGTCACGCACATGACGATGGAGGAGTTCCGCCACGTCGCCCGCAACCAGCCGGACACCCACAAGTCCTGGGGCGCTATCACGACCGCAGCCAAGAACGCCGGCATGCTGGTCTTCGACGGCTACGTGCGCGCGCAGAGCGTCAAGACGCATGCCCATCCGGTCGTGCGCTGGAGGCTTGCTTGACCCTCCCGATTCCCTACCCGGCGGACACGCGGGCCAAGGGCTGGCGGTTCGAACTCGACCACGAGCGCATCCGCCAGTCCGACACCTGGGCACTCGCGCCGGCCGAGATCAAGCCGTGGCTGCTGATGCTATGGATGACGGCTTGGGAGCAGGAGCCCTGCGGCTCGCTGCCGGCTGCTGACGAACTGGTCGCGGCACGCATCGGCATGCCCCTGAAGACGTTCGCCAAGCACCGCATGACGCTGATGCGTGGCTGGTGGCTGGCGGAAGACGGTCGGCTGTACCACGACACGCTGGCCAAGCGCGTTTTCGAGATGCTGGAGGCACGCCGCAAGAACGCGGAGCG